TCACCGTTCAATCTCCTTAGAGACATAGCATAAAATATTTGTACTTCAGTATCTACTTCTACGACTGTTATAACTTTATCTTTAGGTATGAGGAATTCTTCCTCGCGTGAAAATTTCATCCAAGGTGATACCTTAGCACCTGCTTTGTTACCCTGTAGAACGACTTCTTCGACTTCTATAGGGTTTTGTAATATCATATAGTCGCCGTTCTCATCATGGACATGTTCAATTATTGCTAGAAGCTCTTCTCCTGATACCAACTTAATGGCAGCAAGAAATTCATTCTGCTTTTGCTGTTGCCTGTTAGTCTCTGATTCTGACATCAATAAACTCGTAGTTAAAGTTTTCTTCATTGTATAATTTTACACGTTCTATAAGATGGTTCAGTGTGTAATTCTTTCCTATATCATCAGCAATATCATATAGTACTGCTTTTGATTTGTGATCTCCTTTTCTTAAGACCCTACCGATCGACTGGAGGTTTCGGATTTTTGATTTCGATGGCGATGCAAAGACAACATTATGTAAGTTCCGAATATTAATACCAGTGCTAAAAGTCCCATAAGATGCCACAATTATACTATCATTCGTGGTTTCAGCTATCCTTCTCGCCTTCTCTCTGTCCTCAGTATCAACACCACCGTGAACTAAGAAGACCAATCTACTGTCCCCTACCCTATTATTTATCATGTCAAAGAGGGGCATACCATGCCGTTCAACGTAGTTGAACAAGACGAGAGTGTTACCAGACAGGTCGCAAACTAAGTTACGTATAAACTTATTACGTCCTTCATGCTCTACAAGGTAGTCCATCTCATCTTGATAAGTATCAAACTTCTGTTTATCATGCTTGAGAAGTAGAACTTTAATTTCAAACTCAGAGAGGTGTCCTTCTTTAATTAACTTATCTGTCTTAGTAACCTTATCGACAGTTCCAAATACACCTTCGAGAACGAGGCGATTCGTTTGTGTACCATCTAAGGTACCTGTGAACCCTACACGATATTTGCAATCGTAGAGTTTATTCATAATGCTTGTTAGAGATTTAGCTTTGAATAGATGTGCTTCATCTCCTATGATGGCACCAAACCTTTCAAAGTATACCTTAGGTAGTTTATATACTGACTGCCATGTGGTAATGATCACGTCTTTGTCAGACCTTGGATCAGTACCTGCATATACTTTATGACAATGCTCCTTGGCATTCCAACCATAGTCTTGGAAGTCCTTATACATCTGTTCGACGAGTGATGTAGTAGGGACTACTATCAGTGTTCTTAAATTCTTTGCCTCCCAAAAACGTGCGAGGGCATAGATCATTAAGGACTTACCAGAACCTGTAGGTGATAGTAATAGTTTACGTTTGTTACGTAATGCTTCGTAGATACCTTTGTACTGATAGTCCCTGACCTTGTGTGGCAATCTTAAAGACTTTACATACTCTCCGATTCCTTGGGGAGTAATGAATTCATCCACTTCTGATGGAAGTCCATAAAATTCGTTGTCCCGATGGATAACTTCGTACCCCTTCTCTTCGCAAAACGAAGTAATATAAGGGAGAAGGCCAACATAAATCTCGCCTGTACCTGGGGAGAATAATTTGATTTTTCCATCCCAATACCTCTTCTTGTACGCTGACATGAATTTGGCTTGAGGCACTTCAAAAGTAAACTCATCTGCTAACTCGTGACCCACGTGGGGTTCACATTCTACAGTGAGATATACTTCGTTCTTCTTCTGAATGAATACATTAGATTTCATAACCTTTCAGAAACTTAGCGAATTCAATCGCATTCTTAATATAGAAGGATCGGTTATTGATCGCCTGCATAATGGCTTTCAATGCCTCAACCATTTGGTTATAGTACTTCAGTTTAAGAACGGACTTAGTGTATACTTCATCAGCTTCCAGATATATTGGAACATCTGTCTTGATGAGTTTGAGTGGAAATGGTTTCTCCGCTTTACCAGTATAGTACTCCCACCTATCTTTATAGGTGCGTTTGACTTCCAACTCTTGTTGATCCTTTAAAGTATTAAAGGTGTTGTAAAGTCGTAGGTATTTAGCATGTAATCTTGGGATCTCTAAACTGTCATGGTCTAATTTTTCATCGTCTAATTGTGAGTCTTTCTCCCACATGTCATTCAAGGTTTCTAGATTCATACTTTATTGCCGTTCTTATCTGTTATTTCGTAAAGGGTGTACTTGAAGTTAACGTCTGCTGTGAAGTAGTTTACATCAGTTGCTGATGCATCAAACTCCAGAGTGGTCAAACTTGTAGGGAATATATTATAAAAGTTAACTGTTGATATAGAATTATAATTACTATTCAATATGAGTAAGCGAGCATCACTCATCATCTTCTCAAAATCAGAGGTTCTACCAGCTTCATTTACAGTAGCAATATACTTTTGAAAATTCTTTTGGTGCTTAGGGTTAGTAAGTCCCTTTAACCATTTGAATATCTCATAATAATTATCCAAGTCCTCATTAACTAAGAACCTAAGATTCAGATCACCAAAGGTCATCTTATCACCAGGAAGTGAATAGTCTTTCACTGGAGTTTGAATTTCTCTAACACCTATCTCCACATTAGGAATTGATGCAGACTGACAAAAGTAATCTACATTAGGTGTCCGACCAATAATAAACTTAAACCCAATAGGTGATAGAAAATTTTGGTTGGAGGGTGAGAAAAGAGTATTAGTCATTAGTTCACGCAGGTCTCCGTATTATTTATCCTAGCCAGAAAACGTCGGGATCTCTAATCTTATCGTAGATATTAAATCTGAAGTCTCTGAAGTCTGGTTTGTTTGTTTCGTTACGTGCAGCATCTGACCATGACAACTTGGCATTCTTACCTCTGGTACTCTGCCCTTCCACATCATCGATATTATATTCACCAACATAGTTCTCACCTACAGTGCTAGGTTTGACACCATTCTGCCAGTGCTGTACTGACATGAATATAGATCTACCATCACCCATAAATGCACCATGTATATCATCATGGTATACCTTAAGGGTGAAGAAATCAGATCGCATCTTACATATTTTCTCCTGCTCTGGATGACTGTCTATCCAGTAACCACCATGACTAAAACTTATCTTGCCACGTATGTATACTTCGTATGAATCAATGTCTGGATGTCGATGCTCTGGGATGATAGCATGTGGTGGCCAGTTTAAACACTCAACTTGATACTGTCCTTCATTGTACATAACCTTCCTATGGAAGTTAGGTACACCAAAGAAATTTCTATTCCAACCTTGTGGTTTTACTATATCGCGAGGATCGAACGTACTCAAATACTCATCAACAAAACCTGTGATGGCATCCATGCATAAAAAAAGAGGTCTAATTATTTAGACCCCTAAACCGATAGGTTTTCAGTGCATATGCTTACTCCGTGAATACTGATGAACATATTCTTTTACAAGACGAAGGCAAGTCCTCGCATTCTATTAGACAGGCAAAATAATCGTCGATCTGATCTATAGTTGCGGTATCACCGCTTACATTGCTCATGCTACTATCGACTTTCCATCCAGCTAATCTGTTCTGAGAAACTATGTTATGCACGTGGCACCTCCGTTAAAAATGGACTACATCACAAAATGTTTTGGGTTCATCTTGTTCTCCAATTCTACTATTATGTATGCAAATACGGACCGTATTTACCGATACATTTTAACAAAAAGAAATGCCTACGCAATTATACTTAGACAAAAAAAGAGACCCCGTAGGGTCTCTTTGAAAGAATATAAGCGTCTCGCTTACATTAGGTTTGCAACTTTAACACGTCTGTAGTATGCGTTAGCGTTGAGGTTTCCAGCTGCCTGTGGATCTGAATCAGATAGAGCAGCAAGTCCCTTAGCAAATGGGTTAAGAACCATTCCATAACGAGTCTTAAACCCGATACGTGGTTGGAATGTATCCTGACCAATCGCTCTGTACATCTGGAGAGGTACATAAGGACAATAGAATAATCCTGCATCGTATGCATTAGATCCTTTGTAACCAACAACGTAGTACTGATCAGAACTTACGTTAGCTGAATAAGGGTCGATGTATACTTTGAAGCGACCGTTCAATGTACCAACGAATGTGTTACCTGTGTCATCGACTTCGCCAATTCCACCAGTAGCACCAGTGATACCTGAATCGTAGTCAAGAACTCCACTCATAGCAAGTGCGGATGCTACATCAGCAGATGTGATGATAACATTACCCTTCCCTCTACGAGTTTCCTGTGCGATTGCGTTGGCATCTCTTTCGATCTGGAATAGTAGACCTTTGAATTTCTCAACAGACCATCTACCATTACTGTCAACGTCAAGGTCGAATACACCTTGGTTTGCTACGTTTGCCTGAGCACCTGGCTTAGCACCACGGTAAACAGTACGT